TAATTAACGACACATCAGATGCTTTTATGAAACAGGCTAGTTCCTCTTGGATGAACAAGGCTTACTTGATTGAGACACCCCCAAGTGGTTCTCCCTTCTACTATTCTTGGAACGGAGCAAACGCTAATGGTGAACTGATTGTAGATGTGTACCCAAAGCCAGATGCAGTATACAGCTTACGTTTTAACTTAGTACAGAGAACAGATGACTTTACAGACGACAGTGATACACTATCTGCTCCTTCTGCTCCTGTTGCACAGTACGCAACAGCGTTAGCCGCTAGAGAGCGTGGAGAGACAGGCGGTACTAGTGCGGCTGAATTGTTTGCTTTGGCAGATGCTACATTAGCTGATGCAATAGCTTTGGATGCCGCAAGATTTCCTTCTGAAACTATTTGGACTTATAATTAATGGCTCAAAGATTACAGAATATTACAATCCAAGCCCCTGCTTTTGCAGGTCTTAACACACAGGACTCACCAGTAGGTCTGGATGCTTCCTTTGCGGCTATAGCTGACAACTGTGTTATTGACCGCTTTGGTCGTGTAGGTGCTAGGAAAGGTTATACAGAGTTGTCAACCAACGGCTCTAGTGTATTAGGCAGTAGTCGTGGTATTGAAACTATATTTGAGTTTGTAGACAAGAGTGGTGACAAACGTATTATATCAGCAGGTAATAATAAGATATTCACAGGCACAACCACTTTAACTGATGTCACACCTACTGGTTATACTCCTACGGCTAACAACTGGAAAGTAGTTAATTTAAATGACCATGTGTATATGTTTCAACGAGACCATGAGTATGTATTAGGTACAGACCACGGTGGCTCGTTTGTAATGGAGGAACACTCAGCACACTCTCATGCTACAGGTACTCCACCAGAGGCTAATGAAGTTCTAGCGGCATACGGCAGACTATGGGCGGCTGACGTTACAGGTAATAAACATACTGTATATTTTTCTGATACATTAAATGGACACCATTGGACAGGCGGTACTTCTGGTTCATTAGATGTAACTAGTGTATTCCCTAATGGACACGATGAGATAACGGCTCTAGCGGCTCACAATGGCTTTCTAATCATCTTTTGTAAGAACTGTATACTGGTGTACTCTGGTGCTACTAGTCCTGCTTCTATGACTCTTGTAGACACTGTAGAAGGCGTTGGTTGTATAGCGCGTGACTCAGTACAAAGCACAGGTACGGACATACTGTTCTTATCTAAAGATGGTGTACGTTCTTTTGGTAGGACTATACAAGAAAAGTCTATGCCTATGCGTGACATTAGTAAGAATGTGCGTAATGACTTATTAACTTTTGTTGACCAACAGACTAATCCTATTAAGTCTCTGTACAGCCCAGAGGAAGCGTTCTACTTACTAACGCTACCAGACAGCAACACAACGTACTGTTTTGATATGCGTACTGCTTTACCCGATGGCTCACAGAGAGCAACAACGTGGTCGGACATTACGCCCCTATCGTTAGCTAGGCTGACTGATGGTACTATATACATAGGTAAGAGTGATGGAATTAAAACCTACACTGGTTACTTAGATGAATCCTCTACTTACATTATGAAGTACTTTAGTAACCCAATGGACTTTAACAATCCTTCTAACTTAAAGTTTTTGAAGAAGTTTAACTTGACAGTTATTGGTAGCGTAGCGGCTACAAGCGTATTAAACTGGGGATATGATTATACAACAGGATATTCCAAGCAGTCTTTTACATCTGGATTGACAGATACTACACTGGCTGAATACAACGTAAGTGAATACAATTCAACAGCAGAGTATTCTACTGGTGTTGAAATACAAATACCAGAGGTTTCTGGTACAGGTAGCGGTACAGTAGTGACTGTAGGTGTTGAGTCTACAATCAATGGTGCGCCTTACTCTATACAAAAACTTGATATACACGCTCTATTAGGGAGATTAATATAATGTCTGATTACACTAAGACAACTAACTTTGCGGCAAAGGACTCACTCCCTTCTGGCAACGCGGCTAAGGTTGTAAAGGGAACTGAGATTGACACTGAGTTTAATAACATAGCAACAGCAGTAGCTACTAAAGCAGACACTAGCACAGTGACTACTAAAGTACCTCTTGCAGGTGGAACAATGACAGGCAACCTTGTCTTTAATGATAACGTTAAAGCCGTCTTTGGTACATCTAGTGATGGTCTTGAGATATTCCACAATGGTAGTGACTCTGTTATAGCTGACACTGGTACTGGTATACTTAAGTATTCTAGTGGTGTTGATACAGTTTATGGTACTGTACTAAAAATAGAAAACACAAGTAGCACATCTGGAAGTGGTGCATTCGTAGAACTAGAAGGTGCATTAACAAGCAGTAATCCTAAGATTGGTACAACAAGTAATTACTTAAGTTTTTATACCAATGGTAATATTATGTTTAGGGCAGGTGGTGCGGCTAGTGGTTCTGCTTCTGATTTACAAAGAAGAGTATCCTTTTATGACCATAGCGGTACTTTAGGTGGTGGTATTATTACTGGCTCTGGTGCGCCAGAAGGAAGTATCAGTGCCATTGTAGGAACATTATATCTTAGAACAGATGGTGGTTCTGGTTCAACTTTATATGTAAAAGAGTCGGGTGACGGAACTAACACTGGTTGGGCGGCTAAATAATTCGGGGAGAATATTAAAATGTCAGTTTTTCAAGACACTATGAATGCCATAATGAGTGGTGGTGTAGGTAACCAACTGCTTACTGGTGCAGGTAACTACTTTCTTGGTCAAGAAAATATACAAGATGTAGAAAGACTAGGTAGGCAGTCACAGGAACAGCTTAGTGCTTTAGGTCAGCAAATAGCTGAACAAGCAGAGTTCAGACCTTTTACTGTTACCACAGGACTAGGGACTACTACAACAGACCCTACTGGTAGCGTATCTGTAGGTCTTACTCCAGAGCAACAGGCGTTACAGAATCAACTTTTAAGCCAAGCCACAGGTTTGTTTGGTCAAGTCGGTGTCTCCCCTGCCGAAGCCCAAGCAGACATCTATGAGCAGATAAGAGCCACACAACGCCCAGAGGAAGAACGTCAGCGTTTAGCTATGGAAGAACGTCTACTGTCTCAAGGTCGCTTAGGATTGCAGTCAGCCGCGTATGGTGGTTCTTCTCCCGAACTACTAGCGTTAGAGACTGCACGACAAGAGGCTATGGCTAGAGCAAACTTAGGTGCTAGACAACAAGCGTTGGCTGAACAACAACAACTATTAGGCGCGGCTAGTGGATTACTTGGTGCAGGTTATACGCCACAACGAGAAGCCTTAAACGTGTTTAACGTAGCTTCTATAGCACCTCAGTTAGCACAGAGAGGACAGCTTAGTGGTGCGGAACTACAGTCACAACTAGAACGTAGTGGCTTAGAGGCTAACTTAGGAATGATGGACTTAGCCAGTAGGTTACGTCAACAACGTGACAGAGGTTTGATGGAAACTTTAATGGGTAGACAGCCTACACTACAAGAGCAAGTATTGGCTCAGTATGTAGGACTTGACCCTAAGCAGTTAGCACAACAAGGTCTTCTTAGTTCTGGAGTAGATTTTATAGGTGGTTTGCTTGGTAATATCTTTAACCCTAGACCACGAACAGAACAAGAATATATTAGTGATGCCGCCAGTGGGTTATACAGCGAACAGTACAACACTGTAGGATAACGTAGAGGATACAATAATGGCTACAGACATAATGGGATTACTTACAGGCGTATCTAAACAAGGTATTGACCCTATGCTTAGTCAGCTTACTCCTGCCCAACAAAGAATGGAGTTTGGTAGACAAAGCGCACAAGGTTTACAACGTGCTGTCGGTGGGATGTTTGGAGGCGGTGCGCCTATACAAGAGCAGATACAGGCAGGTTTAATTAAAAAACAATTTGAAGGTATAAATGCTAACTACAATGCTTTAGTAGACTTAGGTTTACAAGCTGATGCTGACAGGTATAAAGCAGGTGGTATTACTGATGCTCAAGCAAATTCTTTAATTAATAATACAAGAGCATCAAGAGCCGCTAATCAACTAACACAAAGTCAGCGTTTAAACTATTTAACAATACAAGGAATTGAAGACTCTGACCCCTTGTATCAATTAGTTGAAAGAGGTGTAGACTTATCAGACTCGCAGTTTTCTTCTTTAGTGAACCAACACCGCGAATCAATAAGACCTACTATCAGTGTTACTAATTCTGAAATTAAGAATGTTACACTGAAAGATAAAGAAGGAAATACTATTACAACTAAACAATTAGTAGGTCTGTATAAGATAGGTAAGAACGCTACGCCTAGACTAGGTTTTATGGGTTTTGGTGATGATGGTAATGAAACTTTCTTTCCAGTAACCGTTGACCAAGTATCAGATGTAGAGGGTGCAAAAGGAATAGACCCGACTAAATCAGACATTGACATAATATCAATGTTGATGGAAACAGCAGGTTCAGAAATAAAAGGTAAAGAATTTTGGAAAGTCTTTGGTACAGACTGGGATGATGCTTGGGAAGGACTATCTGCTCAACAAAAATTTAGCATAGCAACAACTATTGCTACAGAGGCTATTAGACTAAATGAAGTAGAAAAGATGGATATGGATGAAGCAAGACGCGAGGCTATAAAGGAGTGGGTTGACAATAACTTACAAGGTAGGTCTTTCTTAAGTTGGGGTTTTGCAGAATCAGAATTTAGAGCACCGACTTTAGAAGAGCAAGCAGAAGCGGCAGTTAAGCGCAACCAATAAGGTAGTTAGTTAATGGCTGAAATAACATTAGACGATTTATACAAGGCTATAATTGTAGCTGACGAACAAGGCAGAAAAGAGGATGTCCTTGAACTTAACTCCTACGTTGAAAGAATTAAAACAAAAGGGTACATAGAACTACCAGAAAATGTAAAGGACTATGAAACTAAAATATCTGAGGAAGATAGAGAAGAAAGGAAACAGACGTTATTAAGTATGGCAACAACAAGCCCAGAGGCTTTTCGTTACGCTTCAATGGGGGAAGGTCTTAACGAATTTCTTGCGTACATGGGCTATGGTGATAAAGGGGAAACAAAAACTGTAGAAGGTGTTGGTGAAATAACCCGAGCAGATGAATTAAAATATTTTTGGGACAGAAGTGGTAATAGTTTTCAGCGTTTGTCGAGAGCCATAGAAGCCTATTCCCCTGCACCTAAAAGAATTACTGACCCAAAGACAGGGCGTTATAAAGAAATTCACCCTGTAGAATACTATGATGAGGCTTTAAAAGACTTAGGAATTTCTGGGGATACGTTTGTCAACAAAATGACTCCCGACCAAAGGGAAGATGTTTTGATTGAGAATGAGCAATTACTGGCTACACAAGCCAATCAACTTGTTGCAGATATTTTAGAGGTAGCACCGCCCGACCCCAACATGGAGGCGGCAGGTACAATACTGTCAGAGATGGCTGACCCTACTCTAATACCTGTAATATTATCTTCAGGTTTTGGCACTATACCTTTACTAGCCTCTGGTGGTTTATATGGTCTAGCCAGTGAAGGTAGTAAACAACTAGAAGCAGATAAACTAGATGTAGAAAGATTAGCTACGTCTACTTTAACTTCTTTAGGTTTGACTGCCGTAACTATACCTAAACAAACAGCAGGTTTAGTTTATAAAACCGCTGTACGTGCGCCTATTCTAGGTACTGAGAAGGCAGGTAAGAAAGTATATAATCTGATAAACAACACAAGAGCATCAAGAGGTTCAGAAGACACAGCCCTTAAGATTATAAATAAAGTAGAGGAGAGGTCAGCTTGGCATCTATTAAATTCAAAACAAACTAATGGTAAACCAGTAACTAGACAACAAGCATTAGTTTTAGCTGAAAAAGATTTAGGTCTTACTACATCAAACAGGCTAGATATTTTAAAGTATGCACCAAAAGGAAGAAGACCTCAAGTACCTACAAGAGAACAAGCTGTAAGAATACTTGCTAACTTGGATAACCCTGTACCATCTACTTCTAGAATAGGTAAGGCTTGGGATTTCGTAGCCGCCCCTATATCACAGGTTATACGTAACTTTGATAAAAGACTAGCAGGTGCAGTACGCAACCACGATATGCGTTTGTCTATAGCCTTGTCTAATTCTATGAAGGAAATAGACGAGTTCTCTAAATTAATGAATCAAGCAAGCCGACTTAAAGACCCTGTTTTGAGAACACAATATCAAAACGTAGAAAGAGCCTTTATGAATAGTCAACCTCAAAAAGCTGAACAAATACTAAACAAGTATTTTCCAGACCAAGCAACAGGTATTATGGAAGAGTATGCAAAGGCGCGTAAACTTCTTGACACTCTATTTGCTAGAGCGAAACAGCAGGGTATCAAAACAGGCTACCTGTATAATTATATCCCTCGTTACATTAAAGATATGGATGGTCTACGTGCGGCACTGGGAGTCAAACAAGGTTCTATAATAGACGATGCACTAAAAGCGGAAGCTAAGAAAAGAGGATTACAACATTGGTCTGAGTTAGATGATATTGTAGCCTCGGATGTCATTACCAGAGCTATCATAAATACAACAGTACCTAAAGGTAAGAAGCGTTTAGAATCACAACGTAAGATACTTGAAATACCTGCACACTTAAAGCCTTACTATCACGATGTACCTACGTCTTTAAATCTATATGTTAATAAAGCTGAACGTGAGATAGCCAAGCAGGAGTTCTTTGGTTCTTCTGCTACATACAACCCTTTGACAGGTGAACTAGATTTAGATGAATCAATCACCGCAACCATAGGTAAGCACATTCTTGACATGAAGAAAAGAGGCAAGGAGTTTACCAATCGTCAAAAAGATGATTTACAAATGTTACTAAAGGCTAGGTTTGAAGCCGCAGATAAAGCTATGGGTAAGACTATGGCTAACGTCAGAGACTTGCAGTATGCCGCGCTCTTGGGTCAGTTTGATTCTGCGCTCATACAGTTGGGTGATATAGGTTCTTCTATGTATCTTAATGGCGTAGCTAACACAGCTAAAGCACTGGTCACTGGTAAGAAGAATGCTAAACTAACTGCTGATGACTTTGGATTAATTAACCAAATATCTGCTGAGATGAACAACCTCAGTGGTGTCACTAAACTACTAGACTTCACATTAACTTGGTCGGGATTTAGAGCCATTGACCGCCTTGGTAAGGACACCTTCTTAAAAGCGGCTTGGTTAAAAAACACTAAACTAGCTAGGAATAATCCTAATGCTATTGTTCAGAAATATGGTCAAGTGTTTGAGAATGAAACAGCAGATTTAATCTCAGAGTTACAGAAGGGTCTTGTTACTGACAGGACTAAGTTACTGTTGTGGAATGAGTTGGCTGACGTACAACCCATTGCTTTGTCAGAGATGCCGAAGTTTTATTTGCAGAGGCGAAATGGTAGAATATTATACTCTCTAAAATCTTTTGGTTTAAAACAGTTAGGCTTGATTAGACAGAACATAATCCAAAGGGCGCAAAGAGGTGACATATCGGGTGCTTTTGAAGAAGCCTTAAGATACTCTGCGGTTATGGGATTAGCAGGTGGTACAGTAGAAAACGCTAGAAACTTCCTACGTTCTGGTTTTGATATGGATGCAACAGAGTCTCTTGACGATGCCGCCTTTGAAGCCTTGGCTAAGATACTGTTTGTTGATAAGTATTCCAGAGAACGCTTTTTACAAGAAGGTAAATTCGGTGAGTATGCTATTAATCAGCTAATGCCAGCCGCGCCATCCTTGATTGATAGTGCAGGTGTAGCAATTAATAACATACTGTTTGAGCAAGAAACAGACAAAAGTGCTTTTGATTCGGCTATGAAAAATGTTCCTATTCTGGGTCGTGCTTACTACTATACTGTGGGTGGCGGTGCTGAGAAACTACTAGAAAGAGTAGAAAAAGAACGTCAAGAAGCTAATGAATAAACAAAAGGGAGCATTACGCTCCCTTAGTTTTACTACACTATCTCACACGCTCCACCTACACAGGCTAATTCTTGAGAGCCTGTCGTGTTATCATCCTTCTCATACTTCTCTAACTCACTCCAGTCCACATCACTTGGCATACCTTTAACCAACTCTCTGTACTTATCATAAGTTATATCTTCATAGGGGGCTTGCTGATAAACATGGTCACTCACAGGCAACAAACTAATCCCACTAGTCGCATCAAAGTTTTCCCAAATCCACTGTGCTATTTGCAGGAATTCGTCATCTGTGTAATAAACAGTGATACTTGGCTTATGCTCACACCAGTGGTCTTGGTACTTCTTCCATAACCTTAGCTGTTGCATTGCACCTACGTCACTAACTACTGTACTGTTCTTAGGTGACTTGGTGGGGAAACTAAACACCTTTGTAGATTTGTTCATTACACAATCTTCTACAGGGAATCCTGCTTCCTCCATATATTGCGCCAGTGGGTCTTTCTTGTCTGAACGTACTCTACGAATATAGTACTTGCTGAAACGAGGATGAATCCCAGAAGCAGAATCAACAAGCTGAGATACAGTGCCGCTTGGCTTAACACACGTAATAGCCGCAGACTGATTAATGCCAAGTTTATAAGCCCACTCTTTATTGGTTGCAATAGTAACATCCTTCATCTCCGTAAGCCAACGCTCTAAGTCCTTACCATCTTTACCTAGTAAGTAGTGGTCACATATCCCTGTTAGGCTGACACCCAATAGGGCTTCCTCTTCTGTGTTTCTCTTCCACACGTTACGTAGGTAGCGGAAGTCAGTCAAGGTAGCCTGTAGTGTACCTATGATTGCCGCGACCTCACACTTACGCTTCAAGTCTTTGAGGTCATCCTCTGGGCGTACTACAATCTCCGACAGGTTACAGAACTGATTACTACGTAGGATAATCTCAGAGCAAGGGTTAGTACCAAAGTCTTGCTCACTGTCACGCCTACCATTCCTAGCGGCTACCTTCTGTGCCGCGATACGGCTAAATATGCCACGCTCCCCTGCCTTACTTTCATACATAGTCTGCATCTCAGACAGGAATGATTCAAAGTCTGGCTTCTCTGTGTACGCTACACTGTTGTTAGCCAAGGCTCTCTGACCTTCGTTACGCCACCAGTCACCATACTTAGCTTTAGCCATGCGAGGGTCTGATAGGTTGGACAGGGAGATAAGGGCTGACCTACGCACACCACCTACGACCACAACCTCTGCAATCTTACAGCATATATCATGGCACTCAATACTGGTCAGCTTGCGACCCTGTGCCTTTTGGAATATACCTACACAGAAACTAAACAGGGCTTCCAAAGGTTCAGCACCACTAGCACGACCACCGAATGTCTTGAGTCTAGCACCAGATGGGCGTACCTTGTGCATATCCCACTTAGGTATTTTACCTGCATACAGTAAGCTGATTAATTCTCTGAACGCAGAAGCCCAACCAATCTTGCTGTCAGCTACGACAATGGTGCTGTCACTAGGATGGAACTCCTCTGCGACTACAGGTAGCTTGTTGATAAAGTTACGCTCAACACTGAACCCTACACCTGTACCGCACATCAAGACGTACATCAACTCGTCAAAGCAACGA